GCAGCGCGCCAATGGTGCGGGAGGCTGTAATCAGCTGTCCGGCGACCAGCTCCGTGTTCGGGTTGGTGGTGCTGATGGCGTTAATCATAGGCAGACGCAGCGTGTTGAACAGGTTGCGGCCCATGACAACAACCAGATCCGGGGCGTCCTTGTGCCACTCATCCAGTACGGAAGAGCGAATGTCGTTAACCATCGCGTCAGCGTTGCCGTAGTCGCCTTTTGCAACCAGTTTGTTTTCATGATCGCGACGGGTCAGCGTCATTGCCTTCACGACACGCGTCGCGGCGTGTTCACGGATGTGTTTCAGCCACCCGGTGTTAACGTCCTGAAGTTTCTGGTTGGCAGAACGATCGGAGATGAGGGCATGCGACTCACCGTTAAAGCCAATCATGATACGGTCCAGTGCAATCTGTCGGGTGATTTGTGCACTCAGCAGTTGCTGGAAGTTTTTCTGGCTGCTCCACGCGTCAATCTGTGCGTAGCTGATGAAAGTGTCGTAGTTCACCTGTTCGCAGCGATAACGACGTGATGCCAGATCAGAGACGTCAGCTGGATTGCGTCGCTTCACGCCGTCACTGGTTGAGTTGGTGCTGGCGATGGGTCCGCTGGTATTCACCAGGACTTTTTCACCCTCCTGATCGTCAACTCCGATGCTGTTGATTCTTTTCAGCAGCTCGTCGCTCTCTTTGATGGCGTTTTCCATCTTCTGATGAACAGCCGGATCAACGCTGAAGGTTTTCCCCAGTCGTTCTACGGTGGTTTCGGCCAGTTCTGCCTGGCGTGCAAGATAGGCCTCAAGATTGCTGCGGCCTTCGCGAGAAAGCGTTAAGCGGTTTCCCATGATTTTGTTCCTCTGTTAAAAATCAGCCAGGGCGTGGCTGTTGCCACCGGTTGAAGCAAAGCGCTGTTCCTTGTCTGCGTCTTCGGTTTTCAGCTGCGCCTTCAGTTCAGTCAGTTCGCGGGTCAGGGCTTCCATTGATGCCTTATCACTGCGCTGTTGCTCTTCCATCGCATGGAAGCGATCCAGAAGGCCGGCCTGTTCCGTGGCAATGCTCTCGACGGCTTCGCGCACGTGAGCGAACTGCTCGCTGTCCGTGTCACGGGTTTTGCTGATGAGTGCCATGACGCGCGAAAACCACTTCCGGCTTTCTTCGCTGCTGTCCTGGACGGATGCCACCAGTTCCGCTTCCATGCATTCGGTGAACATGGCAACTTCACCGGCGCGGTTGCTGAACTGCATGATGCTGGCGCGCTGTTGAGCGGCAAATTTCAGTCGTTCAGTGCCGAGACTTGCCGGGGTGTCGGTCATTGCCAGGCCGGTTACGTAAGGTCCGCCAACGGCATCAATGTTGGGTTCAAGCTCGATGCTTGAGTAGATTTTCTTGCCGTCTCGCAACATCTCCGTCATACGGTGGGTTGGCTCTATTTCGGCATACAGTGCGGTGCGACCGGCCAGCTTGCCTTCCGTGATTTCTTTGGTGGAGAGTGAAATCACATCCCCCACAGCACTGAATTCACTGGACGGCATTCGTGAAAGCATATGCTCCACGTTCACCCGTGATCCCCACACGTCCGGGTCGTAGTTCTCTGCGGCCTGACGCAACATCTGGCCTGAAATTTCACGTCCGTCGATGGTTGTGCCCGAGACGGCGACGCGGAATTTTTTTCGTACTGGCGCGTTTTTGGATGCCATGAAAAATCTCCTTTCCGGAATGGTGTATTCCATCATGCGGGGGGAGGGGATGGCATCTCAAGGCGGGGTTGTTGTAAGAACACCGCTACAACGGCGCTGAATATCCGGTAAAGGGCGGGGCGTTTACTCTTTGTTTCAGCTAATGAAGGGGGGCGCATGATTCAGGATGCATTTGTCCGCATAAGAGCGAGACAACTTTACTGGCAAGGGTACACGCCTGCGGAAATCTCGCAACTGATGGGGATCAGCCAGAACACGATTTACTCATGGAAAAAACGCGATGAGTGGGATGCCACCCCCCCGATCCAGCGGGTCACCCAGTCCATTGATGCGCGCCTCATCCAGCTCACCACAAAAACAGAGAAAAGCGGCAGCGATTTTAAGGAAATTGACCTTCTCACGCGCCAGCTGAAAAAACTGAATGACAGTCAGGGAGAGCATGCCGTTTCCGGTAAAAAGCCCCGTAAACGCAGACTGAAAAATCACTTCACCGAAGAACAGATTGCTGCGCTCAGGGAAAAAATCCTGCCGTCACTGGCCTGGCATCAACGCGAATGGTACGAAAACCGCCACCACCGCAACCGCATGATCCTGAAGTCGCGTCAGATTGGTGCGACCTGGTATTTTGCGCGCGAGGCGCTCCTTGATGCACTGCGTGATGATGTCTCCGCCGGGTATCAGCGCAACCAGATATTTTTGTCCGCCTCCCGTCGTCAGGCGTATCAGTTCAAGCATTTCATTCAGCAGGCTGCTCAGGAGGTGGATGTTGAGCTCAAAGGCGGCGACAAAATTGTGCTGTCCAACGGTGCCGAGCTGCACTTCCTCGGTACGTCAGCTGCCACCGCGCAGTCCTATACCGGTCATCTGAAATTCGACGAATTTTTCTGGGTCAGTAACTTTGTGAACCTCAGGAAGGTTGCCGGGGCAATGGCGACGCTGAAAGGGCTTACGCGCACTTACTTCTCTACGCCGTCAGGTGAGACGCATGAGGCGTATCAGTTCTGGACAGGGGACCGCTGGAACAGCGAGCGGCCGCGCTCAAAACGCAATGAATTTGATGTTTCACATGCCCACCTGAAGGGGGGCGTGCTCTTTCCCGATAAAACGTGGCGGCAGATTGTCACTATCGAGGATGCTGTCGCTAACGGATGGCAGTTCACCAGTATTGATGATATTCGCGATGAGAATACAGAAAGTGAATTTCGTAATCTGTACATGTGCGAATTTGTCCGTGATGGTGAGGCGGCCTTCAGCCTGAATGCGCTCATCGGCTGCGGCGTGGATGGTTACGATGAATGGCCTGACTGGAAACCTTTTGCGTCCCGTCCGATGGGCGTTCGGGAGGTCTGGCTTGGCTATGATGCCAACGGCAGCAGCGGGAAAGGGGACTGCGGGGCGCTGTCGGTGTGCGTGCCACCCCTTGTTGCCGGTGGGCGTTTTCGCACGGTGGAGACAGTCAGGGTTCAGGGTATGGAGTTTGAACAACAAGCTGCCCTGATCGAGGAGTACACGAAGAAATATAACGTGAAACATATTGGTATTGATGTGACCGGTGGTAACGGCGAAGGGGTTTATCAGATTGTGAAAAAGCTCTTCCCCCTGGCTGTTCCGTACAACTTCAATATCGCGTCCAAACGGGCGCTGGTCATGAAGATGCTTCAGGTGGTCCGCGCCGGACGGTGGGAGTATGACCGCAGCGAACGCGACCTGATACAGGCATTTTCATCGGTGCGAAAAATACAGACGCCCGGCGGCTATATCACCTATGACACTGACCGCTCCCGGGGTGTCAGTCATGGTGATCTCGCCTGGGCAACCATGCTTGCTGTTATCAATGAGCCAATCGGCGCAGAGCGTGAGGATAATCGTGGCTTTGCAATGGAGTTCTGAACACAATGAGTAAACGTAAAAAATACACCGGAAAGCGCGGCACGGGCTCACTGGCCGATGCACTGAAATCAGCGCCGTCACTCAGTGCTTTCACGTTTGACGGTCCTTATGAAGCAAGCCGTCTTGATCTTCTTGATAATATGTCGTGCGCCGATAATGGCCGCTACTATGACACCCCCATGGACTGGAACGCCATTGCTCGCGCCTCCCGTCGTGCGTCATGGCACCAGTCGGCCCTGTATTTTAAGCGCAACGCCCTGAACGGGTGCTTTGTTCCTCATCCGCTCCTGTCCCGCCAGGCGTTTTCAGCGTTTGCACTCGACTGGTTTGTGTTCGGTAATGCCTATCTTGAGGTGCGCCGTAACAGGTTCGGTGAGCCCATTGCGCTCCGCCCGGCGCTGGCGAAATACACGCGGCGGGGCAGTGATCTCGATACGTACTGGTACCTCAATGATGATGGTTCTGAATTCGCGTTCCGGAAGGGGGCTGTGTGCCATGTTCTGAACCCTGATATCAACCAGGAAATCTACGGGATGCCGGAGTATATCGGTGGGCTGCTGTCGGTGAGCCTGTCGAACTCGGCGGACACGTTCCGCAAGCTCTACTATGACAACGGCTCACATGCCGGGTGCATTGTCTATGTCGGGGCCGCCCAGGCAAACGCTGAAAGCGTGGAGGCGGTAAAGAAAACCCTCACGGAATCCCGTGGCAAGGGGGCGTTCCGCAATATCCTTCTGCACGCGCCAGGTGGCGGCAAGGATGGTGTGCAAATACTGCCGTTCCAGCAAATCACCGCGAAGGACGAATTCCTTAACATCAAGGGTACCGCCCGTGACGATATCCTTGCGGCTCACCGTGTACCGCCTCAGCTGATGGGGGCAATGCCTGACGGGAACGCGGCGCTCGGTGACGTTGAGAAAGCGGCGAGGGTGTTTTTCATCAACGAGCTGCAACCTGTCATGGAGGCCATGAAGCATGTCAATGAATGGCTGGGAAGCGAGGTAATGCGCTTTAACCCCTATGCGTTGCTTCAGGATAACGCCAGCTGACGCGCTTCGCTTGTCGGCTGCTTCGCCGGGGCATAAAAAATTTATGCCCCGACTCTCCAGCTCTGTCAACGCAATACACCTCTCGCTTCTCAACTCATCAATAACATTTAACATTATGTTTTGCTGTGGTTTTTCTCTTTTTCGCGTCATGCCTGCGGTGTGATGTTTCCGCATTTAATCCCGACCCCGTAAAACTCAACCAGACGCATTCTGGCGGCCTGTTTTTCTGACTCTGTTTCGGTGTGGTTTTTTCAGAACCGGCTTCACTGCGTGCGTATCACGCGCAATACGACCCCAAATAAAGCAACCTGCCTTCCACCCCTCAATTCGGGCGCCCTTCCCTCGTCGCCTGCGCGCTGCAATTGCCTCGTTTTTCGTGCACCGTGCAAACCGGCCTCAGCCAGCGCCGTTACTGGGCTGAATGGGGATGAAACACATAAGAAAAATTGTGCAATTTCGTGCGCTTTTGTGCATTTTTTATCTTGCGATTTTTGGGGGTGGGTGGTGATGATAATCATCTGTCTGAATCAGTGGTGTATTGCCGGGTGAGAACTGTGAAAAATTACTCATATCCTTATTTAACTTTTGTCACGCTTTCTGTTTTGGGGGGGATTTTTCTTTTTATTTGGTGGCGAAACGATGTTTACAGAATTACCTACCTTTATTCGTTCACGACAAACTGCCTTGTTTCAGTGTCTGTGGTGCTTTCGGTTTTTGTCTCACTGTGCCTGTTGAAAAAGAACTTGGTTGATCGGTCTAAATTTACCGGGGTTACATCGTATCTTAAGTTTTTTTCGGGTATGTGCCTTCTTACCTGGATGATTCTGTTTACCCTCCTGGTTACGCTGATATATTTTCTTCCGGGTGAAGATTCATTCTATTCCGCTCCCTATGAGTACAGTCGCGGTAGCTCAAAAAGTTGTTCAGGGGCATTTGTTGATGATCCTGATTTGCAAAAAACAATCTTTATTTGCTACCCATACGGTGACTATCAGGATGGTAATGTGATTTATGTGAAGAAGCGTGTGAATGCGCTGGGTGCGGTGGTCACCTATGCATACGCGACAAGCGGCCGATTTCGGTTTGACTGAAAAAAGAAATCCTGTGTTACCCTCGCTGCTGAGGGTAACATGCGTGAAGTCATCGCCCGGTTCTTGAGCTGATAATGCTTTGCGTCAGCAGCTGCCAGCCCTCTTTCTGTTGCCCGTACTTGTCCTGATACCTGTTTACCTGCAAGTTCCCGTGCACCAGGATCAGATCGCCTTTTCTGTGTTTTGCCAGTTCTTCGTGTTGCTTCCCGAACGCGATAAGGTAAAGCCACATTGTGGTTGGCTGTTCTGCGCCATGGCAGGGTAGTGATACCGCCAGTTGTGCTGTTGTGACGCTGGTACCTTTGGCTGTTCTCCTTGTGTTCGGGTCTGCTGCCAGTCGTCCCTCTGTTGCAACCTGTGTTGGCATATTTGTCTCCCGTGTTGGTTTTATTGTTGGGTTCAGATGACGGGCAGCTCTTCGCCAGCGCCGTAGATAAACAGAATTCTCTTCATGATTTCGCTGCGCTTGCAGGCTTCAATTACTGACGGCTCCTGTTGCCATTCTGCCCGTCGTTTCAGCTCCCGCAGCTCCTTTTTCGTTGGCTTCCGGTAATGCGTTATCTTGTCCGTGTACCCATCCACAACCAGCAGCCCTTCGCGCACCATCTTTCCGGCAGCCTGATTAATGACGGTCCTTTTCACGCCCAGTTTTTCAACCAGCTCTGGTGCGCTGAAGCGTGCGTGCGTTTTCAGGTAGCGTAAAATGATTTCCTTTCCGGTCATTCTGGGTGTCTTCATTTGGCAGCTCCTTCGTTGTTCCGGCGTTCGCGGAGTTCGGTCAGCGCTGCCAGTAAATTTTCCCACCATGTTTCTTCCACAACCGGATTTCGTCGTGAGAGCAGCTGCTGCGCCGACTCAATCATTTTCTTCAGGTCTTTGTCGCTGATCTTCCTGATGTCGTTCATGGTGTGCTCCTTCAGTTTGGTGTTTCTGGTCATGTTCATGGTCTTTTGTTACCTGCGTGATTGCCTGTTGGCGGCTGAATGCACATAGCGGGCAATTGCCGCTTTTCGGTTAACGACGGCCAACGTTCTTGCCAGCTCTTCATTGAGTTTTCTGGTCTGTTTTTCGTGGTATGCCTGCATGATTTTTCCGACGGGGGTCAGTGGTTCAGGCTCTGATATGGCGCGACGAGGACGCACGGCAACGATGAATGCGCTTCTGTCGGTGTTGATTCTTGCAGTCAGGATGTCGGTCATGACGGTATCTGTGCTGCGATCGGGGTTTGCGATCGTGATCTCCAGTTCGTCGCCTGGCTGTGGCCGAACACTGACGCCGCTCAGCGTCAGTGCCGGAATGCGTCCACTCATGATGGTGCTGAAATCATGGCGCTGGAGTACGCAATGGAATCGTGTCATGGGTTCACCTCCGGTTGATCTGCTGCCACCAGGCTTCGTGATTTCTCATCCCAGTGCACAATCCGCCCGTCAGGCAGGCGAACGCGTGCACCTCTGTGTACGGAAAGTGCCGCGCCACTGTGCAGCTCCTCGCCCGTCGTGCTCAGTGCCGACTTGATCACGGTGGTGGTGACGTCAGCCAGCGGCAATGCGGTACGCACATGTATGACGTCATCGGGCGTGGTGGGGCCGCCGGTTTTCACGGTTTTTGTGTCAGATGGCGCATCTTTCAGCTGCCTGGTGAGTTGTTTTCGCTCTGTGGGGGTCAGTGACCTTAACCACTCGCCCAAATCACCTTCCGGGACGACCAGTTTTTGTTCTTTCCTGGTTTCCGGTGGTGGGTTTTTACCCTCTTCGGTGTCTGTTTTTTCATCATGGCGACAGTTATTGCCACGAGTCCAAGGTGCGGCGAAGCCGCCCCCAACGTCAAAATCCTCGTCCGTGCTGTTGTCGGCTTTCGCTTCTTTTCTGACCAGTTTCCACTCGTCCGGATGGGTGCAGATGGTGTAGCGCTCGCCGAGCGACGGGGCACAAATTCCGTAGATGCGCTGCGGGAATTCGCCGTAGTCGTTGGCCTCATCTGCGGTTTCGTATGCGGTGCGGATCAGGTACAGGTTGCGTGGAATGAGCACGCCGCCCTGACGGTTGATGTAGGTGGCAAAACACCCCACGTCAGCGGCGGCCAGAATGGCGTCAATGTCGTCATGGTCCAGGCGCTTCGGTGATGCGGGGTTACGCTCCATTTGTCCGGCAAGGCGGCGGAGTTCACGCCATACCTGGCGGGGCGGGATACCGAAGAACTGGAACTGCCGGATGCGGTGGAGACTCGCCCAGGCAATGGCGTTTTCCACGGTTTCCGCCATGGTTTTTCCCGATTCTTTATCGGCGTAAGGTTTGCCGGTTTTCGGGTCATTGTCGTGAAAGGTGCTGGCGTCCAGGTTCTTGCCAATATAGGTTGCGATGTAGCTTGCCGGTGTGCCTTTTGCCGGGTCGATTTTTTCGCACTTGAAGCGCGGAGAAATATCATTCCCCAGTTCTGCGCGATCTGATTTGATTGCTGCGTCACGCATGATTTCAATGATGCGTTCTTCATTGTCCGGGGCGGTGAATACCAGCATGTGCCAGTGCGGTGTGCCGTCATGGTGTGGCTCAACGGTGCGCACCCCGTACCAGCTCAGGCCTTCTTTGTTGAGTTTTTTTCTTGCAGCTGCAAAGACGTCGTAAACCAGATAATCACTGGCATCGCGCACGGTGGCACCGTTGTATTTCGGGTTCAGGCTGCCGTCCTCGTTTACGCTGTGAAAGCGGGAAGGGCAGGTCACTGTCACGAAGAACGCGGAGTCACCACGCGATTCGGCGACCTGTTCCATCCCTCTGACGCAGGCCATCATCTCGTTGCGGCGGTTGCGCGGATTCCCCAGCCCTGACCAGTACACGTCCTCCAGACTCAGGCGTTCACCGTCTTCGTTTTCAATGTCCCAGCTTTTGAGAAAATCACGGGTGCGCTGGCGTTTCTCCCGGAATTCCTGGAGTGACTCATGGCTGATGTAGGGGGATGCCTTGCGCGATACTCTTCCGGCGGCACGCAGTAATTCCTCCCGCCAGAGATCAGCGAGGTGGCGCAGCTGGTTGTTCCACCAGGTGGCGCAGGTGATACGCATTACCGCACCCGGTACCAGTTCAGGGTCTGGTGCCGTGCGGCGGTCACGTCTGATCTCGAGTGACGGCCAGTATGGTGGGGTCACGCCCAGTTTTAACGCCATGCGCGCCAGCTGCTGGTAAGTCAGCAACCAGGTGAACAGGTTATCGTCACCTTTTCCTGTCCGCTCAGTAACTTCATCACATATGCGTTCCAGTTCGGTGGAAAATGCCGCCGCCGTTAGTGTGGCAAGGCGCTGAATTTGATCACGGTTGAGTTGTGGCAGCATGAGTAATTCATCAAGGCGATGACGCGCTGCGGTGGCTTTGAATGCCGTCGTGGCGAAGCATTCATTCACCTGTTCGATGCGTTTCAGGCGTGTGCGCAGTCCACGGCGAACGAAGTTATCGGCCACGTGAGTGTTGTTGTTTTTCACGCCTTCATTGCGGGCGCTTTGTTGTTTGCGGTTTAAACGCGCCAGATCACGAATGAGCACGTTGCCAAGAAACGAGGGCAGGGCGCGAAGTTCTGCCATGGCTTCCGATACCACCGTGGGCGGATTCTCGCGTTTGTGCTTCGCCAGTTTTTCCAGTCTGACCCGACGCTCTTCGTCGTGGTGAAGATGCGAATTAATTCGCTTGCCTTCGTCTGTGTTTGTCAGGAAGGAGACGGTTTCTTCATCCAGTCTGGCATCAATGCGAATGTCCTCGTTGATGTAGCTCTGAATGGCCTGGCGTAATGCGGTTGGTTGTGCTCTGCCGAACGTTTCAGGATCGATAACCGGTAGCGGTGCGTTCCACGGGTACGCCAGCTGTGCATTGCGGTCACTCATGCGTCGTACTCCCCGCCAGTGACCTCCTGAAACGCCGCGCGGTACAGCACGAGAAGGCGCTGGTATTCACCGATAAAGTCTTCTGCGGTGTATATGCCTTTCACGGCCACGCTGTGGGTTGTCATTTCCAGAACCAGTGCCATCTCTGACGATGACCAGCTGATGGCGGTACTGTCGGTGCCGTTGATGTGAAATAAACCAAAGCCATCACCGTCACCTTTCACGTCCACGCGGTAACGACCGTCAACGGTGAAGGAGAAATCCCCGTATGTGGTGATGCTGCGGGCAGCCTGTTTACAGGCGCGGCGGTAATAGTCGTGCCAGTTGTTCAGGCGGGAAGCCAGCAGGGGATCCACCGCCCACATCCAGTTAAAGAAGTCCTGAATATCTGAAAGTCCCTTAACGCTCTTCATGAGAACCTCCGGTAACAGACGTGCGGAAGCCTCCCGCGTGCAGGTGTGGGATAGCTTCCGGATGTGGTTTATCGGTGCTGGTTGATGAGGCTTTGCAGTTCTGCCAGATCTTCGGCGAGATAGCTGAAGACAGCAGCGCAGTAACGGTTTGATAGTGCGTGCGTGCGCTCATGCAGCATGTTGATATGCATGATTTGCGCGACGCGTGTTGCGCGGAAAAGTCTGCGGTTGATTTCAGTCTGGATGTGACGACGCTCAGCGCGGGCGCGCTGTTGCTTGCGGTTTGCCATGGTGTGGCCTCTTTGCTCGGTGATAGAAATAACTCACCATCCAGAGTTGAGAATCTCGGGGTGGCGAGACGTACAGGGTTCTCAACACCGGAGAGCAAAGAATCCGGCCCGACCGAAGTCGGCCCCGTACGCCCCGCCATAATTCTGACGCGAAAAAGACGTGGCGATACAGTACGCACAAAAAAACCGCTGGCGCGCCTGTGCGCTTCGTTTGTCAGCGGGGTGGAAATCCCGGCACCCGTTTTATGAGGTGCAGCGGAAATGTAACCCGACACGACGAGCGCTGGCAAGCGGTTTTTGTGTTGCGTGCTGATGTGGTTAGAATGTTGCGAATTAATATCACCTGGCAACTGGTGATTGTCTGCATAGTCAACGGTGAAGGAGAAAGCCCCGTATGTGGTGACGCTGCGGGCAGCCTGTTTACAGGCGCGGCGGTAATAGTCGTGCCAGTTGTTCAGGCGGGAAGCCAGCAGGGGA